TACACCCCCGCACTCAACGCTAACCTGAACGTTGACGACACTGGTAACACCTTCGCTGGTGTTCTGCAAGGTAAGTATCGTGTATACATCGATCCTTATTCTGCAAACCTTACCTCTGCAAACGCATCGAACGGTAACCAGTACTACGTTGTTGGTTATAAGGGTACTTCACCTTATGACGCAGGTCTCTTCTACTGCCCATACGTTCCTCTTCAGATGGTTCGTGCAGTTGGTGAGAACTCCTTCCAGCCCAAAATTGGCTTTAAGACCCGCTACGGTCTTGTTGCTAACCCATTCGCAGAAGGAACAACCGTTGGCGCAGGTCGCCTCAGAGTTAACAGCAACCGCTACTACAGACGCGTTGCTGTCAAGAACCTCATGTGATATTTGCCTACGGGCATTCACATTTTACAGGAGGGTCTTCGGACCCTCTTTTTTTGTCCATAAATATCTAATAAAACAAAACGATGTCAACTCCTATTGATAATAGAAACTTTTTAGCACCTACTGGTTTTAAATTTGTAATTGATAGGGCTAGACAAGTATCTTATTTTTGCAATCAAGCAAACATTCCTCAACTTGATTTAGGTGTTGCAACTCAACCTAACTACTTGAATGATATTCCAGTACCAGGTGATAAAATCGATTTTGGTGATTTAACTTTAAGATTTCTCATTGATGAGGATCTTGGAAATTATATGCAGATTCAAAAATGGATTCGTGGTTTAGGATTTCCTGAATCTATGGAAGAATTTAATAAATTTGAATCGGGTAAAACTTTACCCAACAATAGAAACATAGGAGGATATGTTAAAAAAGGGGATGACATATATTCTGATGGAACACTACAAATTTTAAATAGCGCCAACATTCCTAAGTATCAAATAAACTTTAAAGATATGTTCCCAACTTCAATATCTACTGTTGTGTTTGATGCTACTGATACGGATATTGAATACTTTACAGCAGAGGTATCTTTCAAGTATTCTATCTATAATATTACTGATAACAGAGGTACTCCTTTATGAGTTTTGATCTTGATAAGATTCAAGATATGTGGGTAAAAGATTCTAAATTAGATCCAGATAACTTACATACAGAATCTTTAACTATTCCTTCACTTCATGCAAAATATTTTGAAATATATAATACAATCTTTTTACTAAGAAAAAAAGCAGAACAGCAAAGAAAAAACATAAGACACGACCGCTATGAATATTTTGCTGGAAAAGCAGATCCTGATGTTTATGTAGATAATCCATTTCCTAAAAAAATTAGGGATAAGGATACTATGCAAAAATATCTGGATGCAGATGAGAAACTTTCAACAGTTTCATTGAAAATCGATTATTACGATACAATGTTAGTTTACCTTGAAAGTATACTTAAACAAATAAGTAATCGCACCTATCAAGTTAAAAACGCAATAGAATTCATGAAATTTAATTCAGGATTGGGGTGATGGACTCCGAAGAATTTGAGCCTAAAGAACCTAATTATTCAGTAGGATTGTCTATTCAAGATGTATATCTTTTGCACCATTGTGTAACTGAGACACTAAAAAATTGGCCTGGTTCTCCTGCTAGACCTTGGAGAGAACAGGAACATCTATGGTATTTGAGAGACAATTTATACCGAATGATATTAGAATACAGGTTTGAAAATATGTAATAAATATTTGCAGATGTATGGATACCCGTGATTGATACTACTGCAAATCTTATTATATCCAAATCTAACGAAGTATTTTTAAAAATTAATACTGAACCACACATTGAATACGAACTTAGAGATCACTTTAAGTTTGAAGTTCCTAATGCAAAATTTATGCCACAGTACCGTGGTAGAAACTGGAACGGAGAGATTCATCTCTTTGATATGCGTTCCAAGCAAATCTATGTCGGTCTGTTAGATAAGATTGTATCCTTCTGTGAGAATTACGGATACACTTATAGGTTTGAAGATAACAAATTCTATGGAACTCCATACGAAGAGAATCAAGGTATCTCTATGGAGGGTGTTAAGGATTATATGAATTCCATTTGTGTCCATACTCCCAGGAAGTATCAAATTGAGGGAGTATACGGTGCCCTAAAACATAATAGAAAACTATTGATATCTCCCACTGCCTCTGGCAAATCGTTGATGATTTATTCTCTAGTAAGATATTACGTTGACAGAGGAGAAAAAATTCTTTTAGTTGTTCCAACGACATCTCTTGTAGAACAGATGTATAAAGATTTTGTTGATTATGGTTGGGATGCTGAGTCATACTGTCATAAGATATATTCAGGGCGTGAGAAAAGTAATAATGCTCCAGTAACAATCACAACCTGGCAGTCTGTATATAAACTAGAACGTTCTTTCTTTGAAGATTATGGTGTCATTATAGGCGATGAGGCACATTTGTTCAAGTCCAAATCATTGATTAACATCATGACTAAACTTCATCATGCAAAGTATAGGTTTGGGTTTACAGGAACTTTAGATGGCACACAAACGCATAAATGGGTGTTAGAGGGATTGTTTGGTCCATCATACAAGGTAACTAAAACAGAAGAATTAATGAGACAAGGGCACTTGTCCCAATTAGATATTCAATGTTTAGTTCTTAAGCATCCTCCCAAAACTTTCAATGTTTATGAGGATGAGATACAGTATTTAATCACTCATGAGCAAAGAAATAATTTCATTAAAAATCTAGCATTAGATATGAATGGTAATACTCTTATTCTTTATTCTAGAGTAGAGTCTCACGGTCAGATACTTTATGACCGAATAAATAATGATAAGGAAGGTGATAGAAAAATATTTTTCATCCATGGTGGTGTGGATGCTGAAGAAAGAGAATTGGTAAGAGAAATAACCGAAAAAGAGTCAAATGCAATTATCGTTGCCTCTTATGGAACTTTTTCTACCGGTATCAATATTAAAAATCTCCATAATGTTATCTTCTCTTCACCCAGTAAATCTAGAATCCGAAATCTTCAAAGCATTGGACGAGTTCTCAGAAAAGGAAAGGATAAAGTAAAAGCAACCCTATATGATATTGCTGACGATTGCTCTACAAAGAATAAAAGAAATTACACTTTAAATCATTTTATTGAAAGAATAAAAATTTACAATGAAGAAAAGTTTAACTACGAAATTATTAGTATCAAGATTAGAGGCGGTATATGATTGAATGGTGGAAACAAAGAAAGGAGGCTCAAGCAAATGGGAATTGAAGACGACTTCTATGCAACAGTTAAATTTAAATCTGGTGAAGAAATATTTGCAAAGATAGCAGCGTCTGAAGAGAATGATAAAACTATCTTGTTAGTTTCTAATCCAGTTATAATAAAAGAAGTAAAAGGAAAGGGTAATGAAATCAAAGGTTATAAGATAGAACCTTGGTTGAAATCCACTACAGAGGACATGTTTGTAGTAGATATTACAAATGTTCTTACTATGTCTGAATCATCTGATATAGAAATGATCACGATGTATCAAGAGTTTTTAAGAACTAATGAAAATAAAAACAATCCGTATCATAAGTTAGATAGGAAAATGGGATATCTTGCCAACGTCAATGATGCTAAAGAGATCTTAGAGAAGCTCTATAAATCTAAGTAATAGCTTGCTTATCAACCCCTACAAAGGTATTCTACTGTTAATCTGGTATCTTGTCAAGTAGATGATATGGTGATATAATTTATACATATTATATTATAAACTTATGTTAGGTTCTCCAGTGGCAAAAAGGAAAAGATCGGAACATTACGTTAACAATAAGGAGTTTCTTGCTGCTTTGATTAAATATCGGGAAGATATTGAAATTGCAGAGATTAAAGGAAATCCAAAACCTCCCATCTCCAGGTACATTGGAGAGTGCTTCTTAAAGATTGCTAATCATCTATCGTTTAAACCAAACTTCGTAAACTATATGTTCAAAGAAGATATGATTTCGGATGGTATTGAAAACTGTGTTCAATACGTTCATAACTTCAATCCAGAGAAATCCCAGAATCCCTTTGCGTATTTCACTCAAATTATTCATTATGCTTTTCTGCGTCGTATTCAGAGAGAGAAAAGACAGTTAGACATCAAAAACAAGATCATTGAACGATCTGGATACAGTGAGGTCTTTGACGACAACAACACCCTTGACGGATCCAACTACAGCGAGTATAATAGTATTAAGGATAATATTCATGCAAAGTTGCGCTACTGATGAAAATTGCTATCATTACGGATCAACATTTTGGTGCTCGTAAGAATTCCAAATTGTTTCATGATTACTTTTTGAAATTCTATAATGATATCTTTTTTCCTACCCTAGAAAAGAAGGGTATTACGACTGTTATCGATATGGGTGATACTTTTGATAACAGAACAGGTGTTAACTTTGGTGCATTGTCTTGGGCAAAAAGTAATTACTATGATCGACTTCAACAAATGGGAGTCAAAGTTCATACCATTGTTGGAAATCACACAGCATTCTACAAAAATACGAATTCAATTAACGCAGTAGATTTATTGTTGCGTGAATATACTAATGTTACTGTGTATTCTGAACCAGAGGAAGTTTTACTAGATAATCTTAAGGTTCTTTTTATTCCCTGGATCAATGAAGAAAATGAAAAAAAGACTTTTAAACTTATTGAAAGTACAGATTGCAAAGTGTCGATGGGGCACCTTGAGCTCAGAGGATTTGCGGCTAATAAACAATGCATCATGGAGCATGGTCATGACCGCAAATTATTTAAGAAGTTCATTCAAGTCTTCAGCGGACACTACCACACTAGATCGTCTAGTGATCAAATCTCGTATCTAGGTAATCCATATGAAATTTATTGGAATGATGTAAATGACCCTAGAGGATTTCATATCTATGATACAGAAACTTTAGAACTAGAACCGATTGATAATCCTTATAAGATGTTTAACATCATGTATTATGATGATGATTCGGCATCTTTGTTAGATGCAAGACCTTACGAAAATAAAATCGTAAAGATTATTGTTCGCAATAAACCAAGAGTTAAAGAGTTTGAAAAAGTTATTGATAAACTTTACTCTGCTGGTGTTGCTGAACTTAAAATCATTGAGAACTATAATTTTTCTGGATGGTATGATGATAAGGAAAATCTTGAGTTTGAATCTGAAGATACTCTTTCAATTTTAAATCGATATATAGAAGAGGCTGAAACTACTCTTAATAAATCTACATTAAGTATGTTCATGAAAGAGACCTATCAGGAAGCGTGTGAAATGGTTTAAATGTACATCCTAACGATTGAAGGTAAAGAAAAAGAAGGTGCATATTCAGTAGCGAATGAAGATGGAGAACGCATACTTTATCTCTTTCAAGCAGAGGATGATGCGACAAGATATGCTATGATGTTAGAGGATGAAGGCAATCAAGATATCCATGTAATAGAAATTGAAGACGAAGTAATACTAAAAACTTGTATCCTCAACGAATACAAATTTACGATAATAACTCCCAATGACATTGTGATTCCACCAGACACCGAGCATGATTTTATTTAAAACTATTAGATGGAAAAACTTTCTTTCTACTGGAAACCAATTTACTGAAGTTAGTCTTACTCAAAATAATACAAATTTGATTATTGGTTCTAATGGGTCAGGGAAGAGCACGGTCCTTGATGCTCTTACCTTTTCTTTGTTTGGAAAACCTTTCCGCAAAATCAATAAACCTCAACTCATCAATTCTATCAATGAAAAGGATTGTGTTGTTGAAGTTGAATTTGATATTGGTAAAACTGAGTGGCGCATTGTTCGTGGAATCAAACCAAACATCTTTGTGATTTATAGGGATGGTAAGGCATTAGACCAGCAATCATCTGCTAATGACCAGCAGAAGTGGTTTGAAAAAAGTATATTGAAAATGAATTATAAATCTTTTACTCAGATTGTAATTCTTGGTAGCAGCACATTTATTCCTTTCATGCAACTGACTGCAAATAATCGTAGGGAAGTTATTGAAGACCTTTTGGATATCAAAATCTTTTCTTCCATGAATTTTGTAATCAAAGAGAAGATTCGTCAACTGAGAGAACAAATTAAGACGATGACTCTTAAGAAAGATAATCTGAATGATAAAATAATCATGCAGAAAAATTTCATTGAGAAGATTGAAAAAGATTCTGAGTTTATGATTAATACGAAGAATAATCGTATTGATAAACTTGAAATTGAAATGCTTGAACATATGAAGAAAACTGATTATTATGATGAAGAGATAAAGGCAAAACAATTTGAGTTAGAATCTTTTGAAGGAGCAAAAGATAAACTCCGTAAGATGACTGATTTGAAGGGTAAACTTTCCAACAAAGTTTCAACGATTACAAAAGAGCATAAATTTTTTACTGAAAATACGGTTTGCCCAACTTGCACACAGAGCATTGAAGAAGACTTTAGAATAAATAAAGTCACTGATGCTCAAAATAAAGCAAAGGAATTGCAATCTGGATATCAAGAACTCCTAGATTCAATCGAACAAGAAGAACAGAGAGAGCATCAATTTACCCAAATTAGTAAGGAGATTACTTCTCTCACATATGGCATTTCTACAAGCAATACTTGTATCTCTGAAATCAGAAAACAAGTCAAGAATTTGGAATCGGAAATTCAAGGAATTACCAAGCAACTTGCAAACAGAACTGCTGAAGATGAGAAGTTAGAATCTTTCCAAAACAGTTTATCTGAAACCTACGATAAAATCGCAACTCTTAAAACTGAAAATGAGTATTGTGATTTTTCGTATAGTCTTCTAAAAGATGGTGGAGTTAAAAGTCAAATCATCAAGAAGTATCTTCCTCTGATTAATCAGCAGGTAAACAGATATCTTCAGATGATGGATTTCTATATCAACTTTAGTCTTGATGAAGAGTTTAATGAAACTGTTGAATCTCCTATTCATGAAAACTTTTCTTATGCTTCTTTCAGTGAAGGAGAGAAGATGAGGATTGACCTTGCACTTTTGTTTACTTGGAGAGAAGTTGCTAAGGTAAAGAACTCTGTTAATACTAATCTTTTGATTATGGATGAGGTTTTTGATAGTTCTCTTGATGGAATAGGCACGGATGAATTTTTGAAGATTATTCGTTATGTGATTAAAGATGCAAATATTTTTGTTATCTCTCACAAAGTTGGAATGGAGGACAAATTTGAAAGTGTCACTAGGTTTGAAAAGATTAAAGGATTCTCACGTATAGTGCGCTGAAGCGGACAGGACAATGAACACTCCAAACTGGAAACATCATTCTGGGAAAGAACAAAAACGCAAATTGAAACCTCAAGCACTACGACAACGTAAAGAAGCATTGAGATTTCTGAAGTTAAAGTTAAATGTAACAAGAACTACATTAAGTTAGCATACGCTAACTAAATAATCACAGAATTGAGATAAAGCTCTATGACCTAGGACTTTAATAATAAAGTTAAAACTGGAGTATGAATATGCACAATTTACTTTCTTATAATCAATTAGCTGGTTGGAAGCAAAGCGTGGAACATTTAAATCGAACCCTAGACCGTACAATGGATGAATCCGACGGCTTAAACGATTATTATAATTGCTTAATAGAGTGCGATGACGATCAGTCCACTTGTAAAAGAATTTGTAGGAGTATCTTAGACTAATCCATCTAATAAAACCAATAGGAGAACTGTCACCCAGGACCCCCGCCGCAAGGTGGGGGTTTGGTATTATATGGGTATCGATACGAAAACACCATGTCCATCAGGCACGAAATCAAATCACAACTCGCTAAACTGCTTGCTACGGAAGACCTTATTGTAGAGCACCGTCAAGTAGAGACAGCACAGTTTGATGTTCATACTCGGGTTCTAACTCTACCTCAGTGGGATCGTGCAAGTGAAGTTGTGTATGACCTTCTAGTTGGTCATGAGGTTGGACATGCCCTCTTCACGCCAGATGATGATGGTCCTAAAGGAGGGGTTCCTCATCAGTTCATTAACGTGACTGAAGATGCACGTATTGAAAAACTGATGAAGCGTAAGTATGCTGGGTTATATAAAACTTTTAGGAGAGGATATTCAGAACTTTCCAATGAAGATTTTTTCTGCCTTGAGAATGAAGACATTGGTAAGATGAATCTTGCTGACCGCGCTAATCTTCATTTCAAGATTGGTGATTATACTTATATTCCTTTTTTCAGTGCAGAGGAAGATTGTATTATCAAAACTATCTCTGATGCAGAGACTTTTGAAGATGCTTGTGAAGCAGCAAAAATGCTTCACAAGTATTGCGAGAAAAAACTAAACAATGAGGAACAACCTGAACTTCCTCAAAACCAAACTTCAGGTAGTAGCGATTCTAGTGTGGAGAAGAAAGATCAAGAAGAACTCACTACATCTGAATCTCAGGAACCTATTGATCCTATTGATAGCGAAAATACCTCTGGAGAGGAAGAGGTTGATACTCAGGAGGTTCAAAAACCCACAGATAATCTTGAAGTAAAAACTGCAGATAATCTTGAGGACAGACTAAAAGAACTTATCAATGACTCTGCTGGCGTTAATGTTTATGTAGAGAGACCAATCCTAAATCTGGATACCGTTATTGCTGACAATTCTGAGATTCATCAACTTATCGATGATGATAGTAAAAGGCAGAAAGATCAATATACCGAAACAGACCTTTACTATTATCAACTTATCGATGATCAATACGTAAACTTCAAACGTTCTGCTCAAAAAGAAGTTAATTATCTTGTGAAGGAGTTTGAGTGTCGTAAGGCAGCAGATTCTTATGCCCGTGCATCAACATCTAGAACCGGTGTTTTAGATTGTACTAAGCTACATACTTATAAGTACAATGAAGATTTGTTCAAAAAAGTGACTACTCTTGCTGACGGCAAGAATCATGGTCTTGTTTTTGTTTTGGATTGGTCAGGATCAATGTCGGATGTTCTCCTAGACACCTGCAAACAGATGTTCAATCTTATTTGGTTCTGTAAGAAAGTAAACATTCCTTTTGAAGTTTACGCTTTCAGTAATGAGTGGATTCGTAGGAGTTATGGGCAGGATTTACCTCTTCATTATGAAGAAAAAGAAGGACTTCTTGCTGTTGATGAAAACTTCATCATGATGAACATTTTGACTAGTAAGGTCAACAACAAAGTTCTTGAATCTCAACTCAAAAACATCTGGCGTATTGCTTCTGCTTTCAATCGTAACTCTTATGGAGGAAGATATACTGTCCCTATTCGTATGAGTCTTTCTGGAACTCCTTTGAATGAGAGTATTGTTGCATTGCATCAGATTCTTCCTATGTTCCAGCGCCAGAACAAACTCCAAAAGGTTCATTGCATTATTCTTACTGATGGTGAGGCAGGGCATCTCAATAGGCATGTTAAGATATTGCCTATGAAGGGCGACCCTTACATGGGATCTAATCGCCTTACTCTTAATACTTTTTTGAGAGACCGTAAGACTGGAACAACTTGCAAAGTTCCGCCAGAGCATTACAATTTCACCAATCTTATGTTGAAGAATTTGAAGGATAATTTTCCTTCAGTTAATATCATCGGTATTCGACTTCTAATGCCTAGAGATGGTAATCACTTTATTCGTATTCACGGCAATACTTATGAAGAAATTGAGGAGATGAGTCGCCGTTGGAAAAAAGAGAAGAGTTTTGTTATCAAGTCCTCTGGATATGATGCATACTTTGCTATCTCTTCATCAGCAGTTTCTCAGGATACAGAGTTTGATGTTGATGAAGGTGCTACCAAAACAAAAATTAAACAAGCATTTATCAAATCTCTTAAGACTAAAAAAATGAATAAGAGAGTTCTTGGAGAATTTATTTCACTCGTAGCATGAGAGAATTACCAGAATGGAAGAAACGGGCTCTACAAGACCCCAAATTAAAAGAGAGGCAGTTAGAAGTTCTAATGAACGGTCCTAAGTCTCTAGCAGATGCTTGGTTCCTCCAAGCAATGAAATACAAATACCGTAGGGACCGGTTCGGAGACTGACCACTCTGCCCCGACTTTGCTCCCACCCTGCCCTATAATACGGACATCAACAAACAAACCAATGGCCATCTCCACCGAATACATCAGTTCTTCGCTTCGTAATCTTTACGGTAATACATTTACAAGCGCAGAACTGAAAGCATGGTGTGCTATGAATGGAACTACTTATCAAACTGTTTCCAAAAAACTTGACCAATATAAAGTTGGTCGTGGTAAGTGGAATCTTGAAGTAACTCCGCAGAAAGTTGAAGAGATTGAGCGCACATATGAATCACCAGCAGCAATGCCTGCTGTTGAACAAAATCTTATTCCCAGTACAGATGATACCTTCGTCAAGTTTGGTAATTATGGCGATATTCGCAAGATTATTCAATCACGACTGTTTTATCCGACGTTCATTACGGGTCTTTCGGGTAATGGTAAAACGTTGTCTGTTGAGCAAGCGTGTGCTCAACTTGGAAGAGAACTCATCCGTGTAAACCTGACTATTGAAACTGATGAAGATGACCTTGTGGGTGGTTTCCGGCTTGTTGATGGGAATACTGCATGGCACAATGGTCCAGTCATCGAAGCACTTGAGCGAGGTGCAATCCTCCTTTTGGACGAAATCGACCTGGCATCAAACAAAATCCTCTGCCTTCAATCCATTCTAGAAGGTAAGGGTGTCTTCTTGAAGAAGATTGGTAAGTATATTCAACCAAAAGAAGGGTTCAATGTTATTGCAACTGCAAATACTAAGGGTAAAGGCAGCGATGACGGCCGCTTTATTGGAACTAACGTTCTCAATGAGGCATTCCTGGAACGCTTCCCTGTAACCTTTGAGCAAGAGTATCCCACTCCTGCCACAGAACTAAAGATTCTGGAGGGTATGGCACGTAACCTCAATGTAGTTGCTCCTGACTTCTGCAAGCGATTGGTTGACTGGGGCGATATCATCCGTAAGACTTTCTATGACGGTGGTATCGAAGAGATTATCTCTACTCGCCGCCTGGTTCACATCATCCGTGCCTACAGTATCTTTGCTGATAAGGGTAAGGCAATTCAAGTTTGCATCAATCGTTTTGATGATGAGACTAAGCAGGCATTCCTAGAATTGTATGATAAGGTTGATGCTGATTTTGAAATGCCTCAGGCAGATAGTAAAGATTTTATTCCTGAAGCTCCAGTTGTATACTAACCAGTAATATGATATAATGACTAATGCTTGGAGTTTACTTTATGATGCTATGAATCACTCTAAACATTATTACGAATATGATCGTAATGATCCTAATAGAAAAGGTCCTGAAGTTTATGCAGATGGATATTCTGTTAGGATTGGAATGGGAACAGCACCAGACTATGAAAAATTTTGGAATGAAGAATTGAAAGAAAACACAAACGATGGACCAGTTGGATCTTCTGGAGAAGATAGGATTCAGTTTAAATACAAGATTCCAGATTTGCCTGAAGCACCTGATAATTCAAATGGGAGATGGAAATATAATGAAGATGTAATTATTAAAGAGATTAGAGACTATCTTGGGATGACCTACAAATCCCATTATACCTCTAAAGAATCAAAAACTCAGACACTTGATCTGATAGAAGGTATTGGTGATGCAGAACCATTTTGCAGATCTAATGCTATCAAGTACCTTTCTCGTTTTGGTAAGAAGGATGGTAAGTCTAAACAAGATATCCTGAAAGCAATCCACTACTGCATTCTCCTTTACCATTTCGCTGGCCTCTGTAATGAAAATCCGTCCCCATATGAAACTTTCTGATAAAACACTTTCCCTGCTCAAGAACTTTTCTTCGATCAACCAATCCATCCTTTTCAAAGAGGGTAGTAAACTGAGAACAATCTCTGTAATGAAAAACATTCTTGCAGAGGCAACTGTAGATGAAGAGTTCACTAAAGATTTTGGTATTTACGATCTCAACCAGTTTCTTAATGGTATGAGTCTTCACTATAAACCTGAACTTGATTTTGCTAATGATGGGTATGTAATGATCCGTGAAGGCAAGATGCGTTCTAAGTATTTCTTTGCTGATCCGAATGTTATTGTTACTCCCCCTGATAAAGAGATCAGTCTTCCTAGTGAAGATGTATGTTTTGAGTTGAGTACAGATCAACTTGATAAACTGTTGAAAGCAGCAGCAGTCTATCAACTACCTGATATTTGTGCTGTTGGAGAAGCAGGTGTGGTCAAACTTGTTGTTCGTGATAAGAAAAACGACACATCAAATGACTTTAATATCGTTGTTGGAGAGACCAACAATGAATTTTGTTTCAATTTTAAGGTTGAAAATATCAAAGTACTTCCTGGAAGTTATGACGTTGTTGTTTCTTCTAAACTTTTATCACGATTTAGTAGCAAGAATTATGATTTGACCTATTATATTGCTTTGGAACCTGACTCCACTTTTGGATAAGATGAGTGAAGATTCTTTACATATGCGACATTGGTAATGGAGAATGTGTAACTCATGATGGATACATTCAGATTGGTGTCTTTAATCATTCTGTTGAAAAACATCTTGAGTTAAATCCAACTATTGATTGGCAGGTAACCTATTGGATGCCTGATATCTTTATTAATAGATACCCAAGACCTAATTATCAACATACTATGAAGGCGAACGAAGGTTCTCCTAGGACTGATAATGCTGCTGATAGTCGTCCCAGAGATTTTCCTGATCAAGCAACAACCAGATTAGAGAGAACATTATGAAACACAAAATACCTGATGAGATTAGAAAGAACTGCTTTGATTGTTTCAAGAGTTTGAATGCTGCTGAAAGAGCAGTTGTTATGTATGGTGATGATGCATATCGTGAATCACTAGACCTTGAGAATGATGATGCTCCCTGTTGGAAGATCCCAAGTAAGGAATCTACAACATTTGTAGGTTGGAATCCTATGTGTATCCCAACGATGGATTACATAGTATGGAAACTAAAACGTCGTGAACAAATTGCGAAAGGAGAAATTTACTAGAGGACATTATGAACATCTTTGTCACTGACCCCAGTCCATACAAATCTGCTATGGTGCTTCCTGATAAACATATTGTCAAGATGCCCCTAGAGACTTGCCAGATGCTTGCTATTGTATGTTCTGATAAATGGGGTCATGGTTTCGGCACCCTTCCCAAAGCAGACGGCACTCCCTATGCTACTGAGAAGGGTGCTTTTCGTAATCACCCCTGTACCATCTGGGCAAATGATTTTGTGAACAACTGGAATTGGTTGCTTGCTCATGGGTTCGCCCTGTGTGAAGAGTATGCTGCTAGGTATGGTAAGGTTCATACATGCTTCCTAACCCTCTGTGCAGCGCGTGAGATATTGCCTACGGCAGATCCTCAAGGGCGATCAGGCAAGGATACTAAACCATTTGTCTTTGCTGGTCCTGATGAATTTAAGTATGATACTACAATTGATATCTACACAAAGTACAAGATGTATATTGCATCTAAACAATGGGTAACAGACAACTATCTTCGATTGCCCCACCGTAAACCTGAATGGATATGAAAACTACACTAACCGTAAGTGATGACGGTATCCTGACTTTCACACCAGAAATAGTAGAAGCAACTGGATGGAAAGAAGGAGATATGTTAGAATGGATCGACAACAAAGATGGTTCTTTTGAATTGAGGAAAGTAAATGAACAGAAATGAGTTTCTGTGGGTAGAAAAATATCGCCCTAAAACAATTGAAGATTGTATTTTACCGACAAATATTAAGAAGACCTTCCAAGACTTCCTAGATAAAGGTGAAGTACCAAATCTACTCCTTGCAGGACCTGCTGGGTGTGGAAAGACTACTGTAGCAAAAGCACTGTGTAATGAACTAGGAGTAGATTTTTATGTCATCAATGGGTCCGATGAGGGACGATTCTTGGATACTGTCCGAAACAATGCGAAGAATTTCGCTTCGACCGTCTCGCTTTCTTCAACTGCAAAACACAAAGTCATCATCATTGATGAGGCAGATAACACGACGAACGATGTACAACTCTGCTTACGGGCGTTTATTGAGGAGTTTGCTAGCAACTGCAGATTCATCTTTACCTGCAACTACAAAAACAAAATCCTCGAACCACTTCATTCCCGATGCGCCTGTATTGATTTTTCCTCCAACTCCAAAAATAAACCCCAACTCGCAGCAAAGTTCTTCCAAAGAATCCAAGAAATCTTGGCTACAGAAGGTGTTGAATATGATAACAAGGTCTTGATAGAACTGATCAACAAACACTTTCCAGATTGGCGTCGTGTTCTTAACGAATGCCAGCGTTACTCTTCAAGTGGTAAGATTGACTCAGGCATTCTTGCAACCTTTAGTGATGTAAAAGTAAATGACTTGGTTAAGAAACTTAAGGAAAAAGATTTTCCCGAAGTACGTAAATGGGTTGTCAATAACCTGGACAATGATACTTCTGTCTTATTGCGTCGTATTTACGATGCTTGTTATGATTCCATGGTTCCGAATTGTATTCCTGCTGCTGTGCTTACTCTTGCTAAGTATCAGTATCAAATGGCGTTCGTTGCGGATCAAGAGATAAATATGCTTGCTTGCCTTACTGAAATTATGGTGGAGTGCGAATTCAAATGATCACACAAAAACAAGCAGATATTATTATTGCAAGTAATAATTTGAGGGATGCAGTTGAACTGTTGGGAGGAACTATGGTAAAACAACTAATCATTGATTCCCATGGAAAAAGTGCAAAACGTATTATCATAACATACAATGAAAAATCAAGTAAATAAATCCCGTAAATCCCACCAAATAAAAACGCATTGGTATTATTGGTTTTGGGGTATTGCAACTGTTGCAGTTGTTTCTGGTCAGATTTATATTGGAACTGGATATCGTAAAATGTCTAAGAGTCTAGATACCATGACTGGAGTTTTTGTTCATATGATTAGATTTGGTAAATGAAAACGTTGATACTGAACTTATATGGATAAGTTGAAATCTTACAAAACTATGTTGCGTTACCCTGGCGGTAAAAGTAGAGCAGTAAAAAAGATAGACCCTTACTTTCCTGACCTTCGTGAATACAAGGAGTTTAGAGAACCTTTTCTAGGTGGCGGTAGTGTTGCTCTGCATATCACCAAAAAGTATCCCCATTTGAAGATTTGGGTTAATGACTTATATAAACCTCTAGTTAACTTCTGGCAGCAACTGCAGATGTTTGGACCAGAGATGAAAACTAAATTGCAAGAACTCAAGTCTAGATACCCTGACCCTGTTTCTGCAAAAGTTTTATTCTTAGACTCAAAGGAGTATCTAAACGATGAATCCAATAATGACGCTCTATGGCGTGCTATCAGTTTTTATATTGTTAATAAGTGCTCTTTTAGTGGTCTCACCGAATCGTCCTCTTTCTCAAAACAAGCAAGTGACTCCAACTTCTCATTGCGAGGAATTGAAAAACTCCCAGGATATTCGCAACTAATTTCCAACTGGGAGATTACTAATTATTCATATGACTATCTGATGGACAATGAGGGTGATACCTTTGTTTATCTAGATCCTCCATATGATATCAAGGATAATCTTTATGGTAAGAAAGGTTCAATGCACAAAGGATTTGACCACGATAGGTTTGCCAAAGATTGTGATGAATGCTTTATGCCTCAGTTGATTAGTTATAACTCTGACCAATTGGTAAAGGATAGATTTAAGATGTGGAGAACTGGTGAGTTTGATTTGACCTACACAATGAGGTCAGTCGGTGAGTATATGAGAGAACAAAAAGCAAGAAAAGAACTATTACTTTTTAATTATGAAATGTCAAGTCAAACTGTATAAGGCAGGAACTACTTTTACTGAAGAGGTAGTTGCTACAGATTATCAAGATGCACGTAAGGTTGCTCTTCATCGCAATCCTGGTGCTAAAATTGTGAGTGTTACTGCAGTATTTTAAATAATGGAATTGAAAGACGGGTCAAATTCAATTCTTATTATTGCTCTTCCAGAAGAGTCTGAGGGAATAGAGGGGCACACAATTTATTTAAGTGGATGTGGTAAAGTTAACGCTACAATTGCTACAATGGAAGCGATAAATTCTGGAGCAAAAAGAATAATTAATTATGGAACTGCTGGTGCTGTAGGAAATATATCTGGTTTAGTTGAAGTTACTGGATATGTTGATCGTGACATGGATGTTCGTCCACTTGGATTTAGATTAGGTCAAACTCCATTTGAAGAAGATATTCGTATGGGTAGAAAAGGTTTAGTTGTTGGGAGTGGCGATTCTTTTGCTGTTGATCAACCAGAGATAGAATGTGATATAGTAGATATGGAAGCATACGCAATTGCTAAAGTATGTAGAAAATATAATATTGATTTTAAATGTTTTAAATACATATCAGATAAAGCAGATGAAAATGCTGCATCTGATTGGAAAGAGAATATTAAAAAAGGAAATAAACTTTTTCAACAAATGCTTTATCGTGGAGGATTTTAATGGAACTAAAAGATTGGTTGAACTCGATAAACTTTAATAAGGAAAACCTTATTAAAGAAAACCCTGATATTGTTAAACAATATCCTCCATACATTGTTAATCGTTGTCTATCTGGACATTTAGATTGTGTGATGTTTGCTAATGAAATGAATAAGTATAGCTTTCTTGATAAAGATATGCAATATTCATTTTATCTAAATAGTCTGAGGAAAAGAAAAAGATTTTCCCCCTGGCTCCGAAAGGATAAAGTCATGGATATAGAATGTGTCAAAAAATACTATGGATATAGTAATGAAAAAGCATCTCAAGCTTTAAAAATCCTGACACCAGAGCAAATCAAATTTATTAAACAACGACTTGATATTGGAGGAACTAAATGACGACTACGATAGAACCTACAGTTCAGTGGTCTCAGGACCAAATGGTGGAGGTACTTTTAGGTGAACCTGACGATTTTTTGAAAGTAAGAGAAACGCTAACGAGGATTGGAGTTGCCTCTAGAAAAGAAAAGAAACTCTATCAATCCTGCCACATTTTGCACAAGCAGGGAAAGTATTATATCGTTCATTTCAAAGAGTTGTTTGCCCTTGACGGGAAACGGGCAAACCTTACAGTGAATGATGTTCAAAGACGTAATAGGATTGTACGACTTCTATCTGATTGGGGTCTGCTCTCTGTTATGAATGAAGAACAAGTTGTAAACATTGCACCTTTGAACCAAATCAAAGTTCTTGCATACAAGGATAAAGGTGAGTGGGTTTTGGAGCAAAAGTACAATATTGGTAAGAAGGGAAAACCACAAGAGACGCCAGAATAAATAATTGTGTGTCTTTCGTGCGGCACACTCTACAATCGGAAACCCCTATAAGGAGATGTGGTTGTCACTACATCTCCTTTTTTCGTGTTGTGTTATAAATATATCGGATGCCTTCGGGGTCCACAAAACACAAACTCGCTTTTAAAGGAGCTACAATAATGGGAAACCTCACAAGGTATTCTGCTGCGGACCTGCCTGCATTGATGGAACGCATAAATAGGAATAGTATTGGAATGGATGAATATTTCGATAGGTTGTTTGCCCTT